TGCTGACACTACCAAACTGGTTGAGTAGCGTCTTTAGGTATCGAGCGCCAACATCCGCGTTACGGAATGGATCGAGAGGATGGCCGCCAGTCTGGGCAAGCAATCCGGGGCTGGTCAACTGCGCAAGACCGAACCCGCCGTCGAGTGATATGGCGTTGGGATTGAATCCAGATTCCTGCTTGAACAGCCCCGCGAGGACAGCAAGCTCGACGCCGTTCTTCATCGCTGCTTTGTAGATCGCTTGATCCACGATCGAAGACGCTCCGGGGATGTCCACGCCCATCGGCTCGCCGAACTTGCCAGAGAGCTTGCTGAAGCCCATCGCCTTGAGCCACGCAATATGAACATGATCGCCATGCTGGCTATCTGGGAATGAGCCGGTGATACCATGCCCCATTCCATCGTGAATGATCTGCTTGAAGATCTTGCCGATCAATGGCTTGATTGCGGCGAACAACGCGCGAGATGCTGGCGTCGGAGATCCTGTGCCAGTTCCAATATCTGCAGCGGTGCCAAATGGATGGTCTGAGAGGTTGCCTGCACTCGTCAATGCCCCTGCACGACGATCAACAGAGATTCCGCCATTGACACCGAACTGACCAGCGAGCATCTGAGCCATGCGCGTCGTGTCAGCCATCGACAGGGTTTTGTGCAGGAAGCCAAGCATCGGATCGTTGATGCCAAGAGCCGACATCACATCTGGCAGTAGATCGCCAAACGTCGTGTTGGGATCAAAGTCGATGTCTGACTGCGCGTTGCCGATCAAGAACTTGGCGCTACGCTTGATGAACAGATCCTTGGGGAAGTCATCGCCCATGCTAGGGCCAACCTTCTTGACCCATCCCTTGATCTCGCCAAAGCCGTCAGTCAATCCGCGCTTGAATCCAAACATGATCGCTTCACCAGCAGGGCGAAGCAGTTGCTGATCGTATGCGATTGGACCCTTGTTCTTCGCAATCCACTCCGCGATGCCCAGCACGAATGGGCGAACGGTTTTCATCCAAACAGACTTCATGCCATTGACAAATCCCCACATAATGCGCTGTCCGGCATTGTTGGCTGCGTCATAACCACCATCCATTCCAATGACAAAGCCATCGACAACCCATTTTCCTCTCTGGATCATCGTTTTTGATGGACTGCCAAACTGCATAACCTTGTTGACGCCAGCAAGGGCAGCCTGTCCACTTTCCCGTCCTGCTTCTGTTACCGTTTTGGTAGAACCCTTGATTCCGTTGGCGAATCCTATCGTTACCTGCTTTCCGGCATCTCCAAAGCGAATCTCCGCATCAGAAATGGCGGCCTCAAGTGTTGTCTTTAGATTCTCTCCACCAGCAATAGCTTCGGTAATCGGAGCCTTCTGTTGCTGTATTGCAGAGAACTGCTTGATGATCTCGTCGAATCCAAGCTCCTTCACTGGACTGAAGGTATCTTCGAGCTTGCGCTTGAGTGGATCTAGCTGTAGCGCCTCTACGAGAGACATTCTCTCAGTCTGCTGCTGAAGCGCCGCCAGCTTCTTGTCCAGCTCGACTATCGCAGCGTCTTCTTCTGGGGTTCCTGCAATAATGAGATCAAGGCGCTGAAGCTGAATCGTCTTGATGCTTTGCTCGGCGGCGAAGGCTTGATCTGAGAAAGCCTTGGTTCCCTTCAGCTGCGTAGCCTGAAGGCTCTGCAGCGCCTCGTCGAGTTTAGAAACTGCATCAGCCTGCTTTTGCAGCTGAGCATCCAGAGCGGGAAGTGTTCGTCGCAATACCTCGGCCTCAAACGCTGTGGCCTTATATCCGCCAACCGCAGATCGTGATACGCGCGCAACCAGCGTGGCTGACTTTTTGTTGAGCTGCGCCTGTGACAACTTGTTGACGGAATCTGTTGCCTTCTCTGCGGCAGTCTTGACAGTTTCAAGAGCGCCTCCAACTCCAGCACCATCTCCAACGTCGCCAGCCCCCTTTCCAAACAGGTCGTTGGTGGCAAGCAGCGCCGCGCCAACCTCGTTTGTAAATCCCCGTAGCGATGCGTTAGCTCGACTTCGCTCTCTGGCTATGGCATCAACCCACTGCATTCCAGCTATTTGTTTTCCAGCAGGATCGGTTTGCACGCTCATCAGATCTTGCCACTGTGTATTGAGTGTTTCAATGCGCAAGTCTCGCGCGGTGATGATTGCAACCTTGCGAAGTGCTATTAGCTTGCGAGCAGCCTTTTCGCTTCCCATGGAAACCGCCGCCCACAGGGAATCAAGAGCGCCCTTCCCACCTGCAAGCCTGCGCATATTGATGTCAGCATTGCGCGTTGAATGAGCAAGGATAAACTGATAGCCAGCTACGTTCTTGGTCCGATTGGCCACGGCGTCTAGTGTTGCCGCGAGATTCTTACTCCTGTCCTTGAACGCCGTTGTTCTCTTTCCAACGCCAACAGTCTGTACGCCAAGAACAGCAATGCTCGCGGAATATTTCTCTGCAGCAGATCTTCCAATATTAGCCGCAGCCTCGGCAGTCTTTCCGAAGCTATTGCTAATATTTACCAGCTTCTCGCCCTCTCCGTTTGCCCCAGATAGCGTGCTCCACAATCCCTTGGCCTGCTTTGCTACCCACCCAAATCCATCAGCAAGTTTTCCAATACCGATAAGGATCTTTTCCAATCCAGATCCAAACAGTTTTCCAAACTGCTTTCCAATCCAGACGATTGCCTTGCCGAGTGTTCCAAATACTGCCGATATAGCATCTACTACTTTTCCTAGCGCATGAAGCCCCTTCTGTGCGCCTTCGCTAGCTCCAATGGACTTGTGAAGCTGCTCGCGGAATCCCTCGACGAATCCCTGAGCAAACTTGAATCCAACATATATCGCAGTTCCAACAAGCGATAGCTTTCCGAGCAGCTTTGTTGCAAATAGAGCCTTTGGTCCAACCGCCTTCAGCACGTCTCCAAATCGTCCCAACACCTTTGCGGTTGCCCCTGTGCGTGAAGCAAGAACTGCTTGACGTGCCGTTGCCTTTGCGAAAGCCTTGTCAGCTCCAGCAGCTATTGCCGCCATCTTTGCTGTTTCTAGCTCCCTGTTGACAAGAGCTACGGGCTTGGCTGCTCGCATCTTACCAAGCAAAGGAACAGCGGAAGCTGCTCCGGCACGAGCAGATGAAGCAGAAAGACCGCTCTCTGCAACACTCAACGCAGTCACAGACGCGGCGGCAGCCTTGGCAGACGCACTCAACCCAAGCAGCGCACGAGACTGCTCGACGATAGTAGCGGTGACGCCCGCTCCAGAGGTGGCGACAAGCGCAGCCTTCAGAAGTCCGAGACGCTGAATGATCGACGCAATCGGAAGCAGGAAATACTTGTTGACCTTGCTGGCAAGGAAGATAGTGAGGATGTACTTGCTGAACAGCCTGATCGATTCTGAGTTCTCAGAAAACGCGCGGCCAACTCGTCCAATGAACTTGGCGATACGAGGAAGCGTTCGCTCAACGAATCCGCCAACGCGGGCAAATACCTCGCCAAGCACGGCAAAGAATCCCATATTGGACCCTGAGCCAAACATCGCTGTGCGGAATGCTACAAACGCATTGCTGATACCAGACAACGTAGACTTGACGCCGCGCTCGATGCCGCTGAAGAACTTGGCACCCTCGCCACCGAACGCGAATCGTTCAAACGCTGGGCCAAGTCGCTCGGCAACCGACTGTCCGATCTGATCCATCTTCTTGCGTAGCGATTCGGCAAGATCAACAGATCCGGCAACATCGCCATTCAATCTCTTGAATATGGACGTGAGCTTGGTTGCCAATGGTCCGGCAGCTGTACGCGACAGGCTGCCGATGCTGTTGGCAAACTTCTCAGCCTGAAAGCCGAGCGTGTCGTTGATGACCTGCGACTGTATTACCAGAGCGTTGCCAGATGATGCTACCTGCCTGTCCATCTCGGCAAGACCTGCCGCGCCTTGCTGGAGCACCTGCGGCATAATCTGCATCAAGCCAGTCGCGCTTTTCTGCGTCAATCCGAGCGTCTTGAACAGCTTGACGACGCCGGTAGATCCCTTGGCTATCTGCTCAGACCTTGCAAGATTCGACAGCTGTAGGAGCGTAGTAGTAAGCGGAACAGTCTTGCCGTTTACCTTGCCAATCTGGATGCCATACGACTTCCAAGCAGCTTCTGATTCCTTCGTCTTCACAGACGCCTGACTGAGGAACCGGATGAGAATGCCAGCCTGTTCGCCAGCCGTCTTGCCCCTAACACCAGATTTGGCGAACAACTCAAGAACAGTAAGCGTCTGCTCAATAGATTGTCCATATGCAAGGAATGATGGCGCAGCCTTGTTGGAAAATGCCTCGGCAATATCGATAGCAGATCCACTTGTTGCATTTGCAACAAACGTGAACTTGTCGGCAAGTCCTATCAGCTTCTCCAGCGGAACGGCGGCAGCAAACGCAGAATCGGTCAGAAGTTCTGTAGACCGCGCAAGATCTATCTCTTGGTTCTGGGCAAACTGAGCAACAGGAAGCAGTGATTTCTGAATCTGAGGAAGGCTCAGGCCAGCCTGAGCAAGCGCCTTGGCCCCCTCTGCTATCTCGGTGGGATTGAAGACTGTATCTAGCGCAACCTCTTCCGTGAGGTTGCCAAGCTCCTTCTTGAGCAGGATCAGTGACGCGCCGAACTGCTTTGCGCCATCCTCGCCTCGGGACATCGACTTGACGAACTCGTCAGACGCAAGCACGGCAGATGCGCGGGCAACAGCAAGCTCGGTCTTCGCAAACGATGCCACCGCAATGGCAGTCACCGTAGCGAACGACGCCGCGACACCAGCAGTGAAGATCCCAAAACCAAGCGTCAACCTGCGCAGAACCTTGCTGACCGCGCCATCAAAGTTCGACAGGTCGTTACGCAGCTGACGGAACGAGCTGGTCAGGGTGCTAGTGCGAGCCTTCGTGCCATCAGTTGTTCGTATCAGAGACTTTTCCTGAGCAACGCGAATCGAGTTCTCTGCACGCGCGCCAATGGCGGCAATCTCGGCTTCAGACTTCGCGATGATGAGTTGGCGCTTCGATTCTCCCGCCTCCTGCAGGGCATTCACCTTCGCCTGCGTCTGCGATGCGACAAGAACAGCTTTCGCGCCAATCGACTTGATCGTCTTCGCGTCCAGCTCGATAGGAATCTCGATCGGATTCGCAGCCATCGTAACGTCAAGCTCTTTCACCTTGACGCGCAGCTCATTCACCAGAGCCAACTTGCGCTCATCAAGATCCAACTGAACCTTGATCTTTGGTGGCGCCGTCTTGGCGGCCTTCAGCTTCTTGTTCGCATCGGTAATCGCCCGACGAACCTCAGTGGCGGTGATGTTCAGCGCGGCACTCAGCTTCGGCGGAGACTTCAGCGTCTTGAAGTGAGCGTTTGCCTCACGAACAGCGGCAGATGCGGCGCCCTTCTTGATCTTCAGGCCGACAGCAAGCTCGGGCTTATTCTTCATCTTGTCAAGCTGGGCCTGACCCTCGGCTACGGCTTTCTTAGCCGCACCGGGCTTGATCTTGAGATCGACAGTAACCACGACATTGATGCCTGTGGTTGCCTTCTTCAGAGCAGCCTGAAACTCTTTCCGGCTGACATCTGGAAGAAGCTCGATAAATAGCCGTCCTGCTACTTCCTCCGCCATGCCCAGAGCCTACCCTTCTGGCGTTTCCGTGCCAGTGATCCCAAGATTTCCATCACTACCCGGAGCGATAATGATCGGAGCTGTTCGAGTAGGCTCGGCAATGTTCTTGCCATACTTGCCAATCAGCGCAGCCACGTCTGTTACGGGCTTAGGCGTGACCTTCTTCAGATTCAAGCCGCCCTGCTTACCCTTCTCGGCCGGAGCCAGCCGCGCCTTGGATTCCTTCTGGCGCTTGCGCTTGTCCTGATCGCCGAAGAAGATGTCCTTGTATTCCTTGTCCCACACCTCTGGATCAAGCGTCTGCAGCAGCCATTCCAGAACGAGGTTGCCGAATCTGCGACACGACAAGTCGAGCAGGGAATCAATCTGCGCGTAATGGGCTTCGATCCGGGCGAAGTTCCAAAGGGCGGTAGCTACAAGAACAGCTACCTGCTCGTAGGGCGGGCAGTCACCGCTTCCACGATGTCGTTCAGCACCTCGGCAAGGAACTCGGCATCAGCGGGAATATCCGCCGACGTGTCGAGCAGCGCGGCGACGAAGTTGTCTCCGTCAGGACTGACAAACGCCGATCGGATCGCGCTGACGAACTCGCGCATGTCAACGTCTGCGCCGCTCTGAATCTGTCCAGAGTGAATCAGGAACGCTGCTGGCATCGGCGTGATGAGGCGGAAATCGTCTCCACGGAAGCTGTACACGATGTTCTGTCCGGCAGCACTCTCATGTCGCTCGCGCAGGGCTGCTTCTGCATCTTTGCCTACCACTCGGCGTGGGAGTGCTGGAACGGCGGCGAGGACGGTTTCCGTGGCGGCAACGGCCTTCTCTACGCTGGCTTCTGTCAGTTGATCGGTCATGCTTCCCCCATTAGCGTGTGAGCCGCGATGATACATTCTTCATCGCTCGGCGCATAATAGCATAGGCGGAGTACGTTTTCACGGCACGCACCATCAGCACCGGGCGGCCGTCTCGTCCGATCATTGGAAAGCTGTGGCTCTGCTCTCGCCCCATCGGATGAATCTGCGTGATTCGAGTGGACGACGACGCGGTACGCTTCGCAGACTTCTTCTGACGCTCGCGCCATAGGCGATTACGCAGTACAGCATTCTCCTTCGATGCGCTTGCCCATCCCTTTGCACGCCGAGCGTCTACCGGGAGGTTCCTGTTCTTGTTCATGCGCTTGTACGCGCTCATCTTGACCGGAAGTGCAAAGAATCCCTTTGGTCCAGATCCGCGAAGATGAGATTGTCCAGACAGCTTCGTCGTTCCGACTTCTACCTTGTCTGCGTGTGGTGAATCATTCGACACAACGATAGCGTTACGTCGATTGATCTTCTTCAGTTCGACATTGAACGAGCTGCGGTACTGCGTTTCGCCAAAGTTTGATCTACGGAAATCATAGGAGAGCCTAGCCCTGCCGCTGCCGGTGTGATGTAGAAGCCCGCCGGAGCTTCGTAGCTTTCTAGGAGCCGAGTTGGTTAGACGCTGCGCCTCGCGCATTATCTCGTTGCCGATCTCAAGCAGAGATGTTCCACGCGCGCGAAACCGCTGACCAGTTACGGAAACACCAGAAGCGGCGATCTCCACGCGCGCAACAAACGACCTGTCAAGTTCAATCTTCCCCATGCCCAGAGCCTACGAGCAGCAGGGCTGGACGCGAGTGAACTCAATCATTATCTCGCCGCCGTAACAGCCGCCCATTGGAGCGCGCTCAGTCTCGGCGATACGCACCACGATCTCCTGACACGTCCTGACGAACGTATTGAGAACAGATGGCGTCTCGCAGATCAGGCATTCGTATAGTGTGCCGAAGTCGGTGACGAAGCATTTGGCGTCATCATCTTCCAGAGCAGGATCAAACTCTTCGCCGATATTCTTCAGGCAGCAACGGTTCAGGTTGACGGCGAATCGCTCGCGCGTCTTGATAAGACACTTCTCTGACCCGGCCAACACCTGACCGCCAAGCCAGCGAGCGGCGATATGCGAGCAATCTGCTGGCGGCTCTCCGTTCGATACGAACACCTCGTATGGGCATCCACCCAGCGTGTTGCCAACGCAGTCTGCTGCCAGCGTTACCAAATCGGCCATGAAAGCGTAACGGTCCATCAGGAGATCCGAACGCTGCGATGCAGCTTCGTGGCATCAAACATTCGGCCGCGCTTGCACCTGCCGTACACAGTGAGAGCGTGGTCGATCAGCGGATTGCCCGTCACACCGTTCAGGAGCAGCTGTGTCACGTCAAAAGGCTCTATCTCAACGTCCCTACGGACAACACGCTTTACGTGCGCAGGGAGCGCGCACGAGGCGTCTCCGTTGCACGCCTTCTTCAACTCACACGCAAGCTCTGCAGCAGCCATCTGCAGCTCGGGTGGAGGAATGCGACCAGTCGTGTAATCAACCTGCACCGTCTGGCCGGTCGAAGGAGGATTCGTCAACCCAAGATCGTTACAGTTCGGCCAAGGATTTCCATCGGTACGAACAACACGAGCATTCTCGTCAAGGCGCCAAGCGGCAAACGCGACACCATCAATCGTCACATCCTCGACGGAAAGGATCGGATAATCGCTCGTCAAGTTGATCGCGTAATACGCGCCACAACGACAGGGATGACTAGAGCCGCACCCACACGCATCCAGACAGGGCCACACAGAGCGCGCACACTCTCCGGGATACCTATAGCACGTTCGGGCAAACAAGATGTTGGACGCCATCTGACAAAGAATAGCGTCAGTCCACTCATAGGCGAGGGGAGTGACAGTCCCGTCACAATCCGTAACGGAGCCACTCCCCTCGCAGCAGAGCTGATCTGGTGTTACCCAAGAGGTGCAAGCTACTGATGGGTCAATGTAGACCACAGCTCATCCTCCGAGGTTTCTATTACTGTACAGGCACCGTGAGGAAGCCGCATGTTCCCTCAAGCGTATCCGTAACGGTGTCGTCGAAGAACTCCATCTTGTGCGTCTGAACCGTCGAAGCAACAACAGAGAAGTCGAACGGGCTGTCGTTGAACGGGCCATTGCCCCAGTTGGCGAGCGTAGCAGGCGACGTGCGGCCACTGAACTTCACAATGCGGAAAGGATCTTCCTTCTCGCTCGTGGGAAGCTGGAAGCGCACCTTCGGAAGAACCAGACGCCGGTACTTGTGACCAGCGGTGCAGTTCTCGTCCGGCACCTGCTCGAAGAACTCAACCGACAGCCAAGGAAGGCAGTTGGCGCCCTCAAGTTGATACCAACCGATATTCTCCACGCCGTCATTGATGAGCGGCTGTCCGGTAATCAGATTGGTAAGCTCGTAGTCCGGGTTCAGAAGCTCGAACTCAACGGTGATGTCCTTGAGGTCATCACACTTGCGGCTCGACCAGCACTTCTTACCGCAGTCGTTCTTGAGAACAGTCTCGTCGCCATCTTCGTTGTTCTCTGTCATCGTGATATTACGAAAACAGTTGAACAGGTAGCCATTGGTGGCTCCGGCAACCGGAATGTCTGTGCAGTTGTCTACGAGAGCGATGCGAATCGCGTCGATACAGCCAGCAGGAAGGCAGCTCTGTGCCATGTGATGATCCCCCTAGAACCTTTGATGACTTCGTTCGGAGTATAGCTATGGTCCTGTATTGCCTATCAGATGACGACGAAATCAACACAGTCAAACGTGTATAGGAACGCATCTGCGTATCCGTACACGTTGGCATAGTTGACGGTTTCGCCATCAAGCGGAGCGTATGTAACAGTGATTTCCGTATCTCCCCAAACGATGACAGCGCCACCGAGATTCAGCCCATTATTAGGTCCGGCTGGATTGAAGATCGTTATGTTGTCGTTGACGCCGTTTGGCGCCCAGAGAATATCCATCTGATCTGATGCGAGCAGATTGGTTCCCGTGATACGAACCTGATTATCCAGTGGGCTGTCCATAGCTGTGACAACAGGATCTGTGGTCGGCTGATCTGGAACAAGGTCAAACAAAATGAACTGCGTAAGCGTGGAATCCTGCGCAAGCGCCTGCGTCACATATTCATCGACATTGAGTTCATTTACGTCTATAACTATCTGAGTATTAGTCCACGACACGACGGTTGCGTTCAGGTCGATGCCAGCATTTGGACCACCCGGATCACTCACATAAGCCTGAAATGCTGATGGGCCGCCCTGTGTCTGAGAGAACGAAAGCTGCACCCTGTCCACCGTCCACACGGTTGCCGTCTGGAACCGAAGACCATTTACTTGAACCAGTGTCATGGGATCACCACCACTTCCAATATCTCAGGTATCGTAGGCAATCCAACGGCAATGAATCCACACGTTCCAGTCAACGTATCGGTCACAGTGTCGTCGAAGAACTCCATCTTGTGAGACTGGACGGTTGCCGGAAGAACTCCAAAATCGAACGGCGAATCTGCGAACGGACCTGTGCCCCAGTTGGCCAAATCAGCTGGCGATGTTCGGCCAGCAAACTTGACAATCCTGAATGGGTCTTCCTTCTCAGATGTTGGAAGCTGGAAGCGAACCTTTGGCAGCACGATGCGACGGTACTTGTGTCCCGCAGTGCAGTTCTCATCCGGCACCTGCTCGAACAGTTCGACAGAAAGCCACGGAAGGCAGTTCTGTCCTTCTAGCTGATACCAACCGATATTCTCCACGCCGTCATTGATGAGCGGCTGGCCCGTCAAGAGGTTCGTCAGCTCGTAATCTGGATTCAGAAGCTCGAACTCAATCGCAATATCTTTCAGGTCGTCGCATTTACGCGATGACCAGCACTTCTTTCCGCAATCATTTTTGAGGACGGTTTCGTCGCCGTCCTCATTATTCTCGGTCATTGTGATATTACGGAAGCAGTTGAACAGGTATCCGTTCGTCGCTCCTGAGATTGCTATATCAGTGCAGTTGTCTACCAACGCCACGCGAATGGCATCGATGCAACCAGCTGGGAGACAGCTCTGTGCCATGGTCAGTCACTTTCCTGAACTGGAGATTCAACGACCGGAGCGACAGATACAACCTCATGGCTTGCGGGAACCGGGATAGCCAGATGGCCGCCAAGCGCGCTGATCGTATCCGACTTCTCTTTGTCGCCTACGGCAAGCACTACGTCATACACGGACCCGCCCTTGAGCACCAACAGCTGCTCGCCATTGTGTACCACAACGTCCCACGCATAGCCCTCTACGGGCTTCGCCTTGGCTGTCGGAACGTAGCCGATGTCCACAACGCCGCCGCTTGTTGATGCGCCGAATGTGCTGTGGTTATCTACGGCAGGCTCGTCAACGGTGACGCGCGCTCCCTTTTTATAGAACTCGACTATTTGCATGATACCTACCTGAGCGTTTGTCTAGTGTTATGCTGCGGCGATCGTGATAGTGCCATCCCATGCGGCGTACAGACCAACAACGCCGTTGATGAAGTCCATGTGATCGACGATCGTATTGGGACCAACGAAGTGCGAATCGGCATTCGGAACAGTCATCAGCGTTGGGCTAACAACTACAAGTGCGCCATCAGCGGTTCCAACGCTGTACCCGGCACCATATTGCACTGTTGAATACACGATGATGTTCTCGCCGAAGAACAGCGGATCAGACGATCCGATAGACAGTAGATCCGCATCAGGGTCATACCCAACAGTGAATACTGGGCCAACGCTTGCAGACGTAAACGATGCAGGGAAGCTGGCTGCTAGAGCAGCTACTTCCGTATCGCTCCGGGTCAAGATGGCCGATTCATATTCGGTTCCCGGCGTAGCGACCACCTGAACAACAGTTGGCGACCAACCATTCACAAGCACCGAGGCAGGCTCTTCTAATCCACCAACACGAACCAACACAACAGAACCGGCATCCTCGCCGAGGCCAGATCCAATCAAAGATACGATCGAGCTGTTCCCGGCCGCGCTAGTGCTAACATCTGTCAGAATGCCATTGGCAGCTGGCTCCAAGCTAGGGCTTGGGTCGTTCTGGGTGATGTTTCCGCCGTTGCCGTCGGACAGCACGATGGTCACGATCGGCGATACAAACGATGCTGGCCATTCGATCACAAGATCGCTACCGTCAAGAGCAAACGCGGCAGCCTCAATGAACTGCACGGCGTCATTGTCGTACAGGAACACGTCCTCTACGTCTGCCAGATCTGATCCCGTGATCGTGATAGCAAGCTCTGAATCATCGATCGTAGCAACCGTCCATGTTGGGACAGGCGTATTCGTTGAACGCTGCTCCTTCTTTGGAGTGGTAGCAGCCTTCTTGTCCTTGCCGCGCTCGTTGAGAACAAGAACGGTGGCAGATGTGATAATCTTGTTGACCGGAGCCTCTACAACGATGGCATTCTCGGTCCACGAAACGATCGAAGCAACCTTGCTACCAAGCCCCTGAGCAATCAGCTTCACGCTACCGGAAACATTGCCGAACCCCTCTCCGGTAATCGTGACAGTTGCATGCGTAGAATCCAGTTTCTGGCCAAACCACCCGGTGATGACAGCGTTCGGCTTTGCTGGTCGAGGGTGCTTGCGTGGATGACAGTGTGCTCGGTGATAGTCTCGATCGTGAACAGGCATGATGCTCCAATGTGTGTGTCAAATGAAATCTTGTGTCTACCACGTCATAGTCTAACCAGCAGCAGCAGCAGCAGCCTCAAGCTGATCTACCACTTCCTTGTCGCGCTCTGGCTGGCTTCCACGAACCACCCACGACTGGTCTGAGTAGTCAACTCCCGGTTCGCGTCCATACTCATCAACTGCCATTAGACGTATCCAATCGTTAGCACTACATCATTGACGGAAGGGTTCCCCGTATTGGCATCAGCGATACCAGTCGTTGCTGCGACACCGATACCGAGCGAGAACGCGAACCCAGCGACAACCTCAAGCTCAAGGTTGGTTTGTCCTCCTCCGGTTTTCCCGTCGAGCGGAACCGTGATAACTGGAACGTCCGTTCCAACGATCGGAGCGGTGGCTTTGTTGTACAGCTTGATGAATCTCTCGGCATTGTTTCGGTTATTCACAGTGATCGTGTATACTTGCCCTGCTGATGCTTTGATGTTCTGCCCGGTAGCATTCACGTCGAGGTTCTTGTAGATCGACAAGCCACCGGAGCCAACTGGAGCAATCGACACAGGTATAGTTCCGCCAAGTGTCGATATGCCAACTCGTCCAGCACTATCAGTTGCGATTGGTGAGTAGTCGAGGTTTGTGCTCGTCAATACAGCTGCTGCATCATTCCTGACGCCGAGAGCGAACGAACCTCGGTCGCCTGTCGCGTGCGGGCCATCTTCAGGGTGGGTAGCGGCGACAAGAGTAGTCAGCGATCCTTCGATGCCATCGGTCTGCGTGATGAGCGTGTCGAGCTTGGTGTTCGTACTCGTGATGAGGGCTTCAAGTCCATCGACGGCGAGAAGGATCGTGCCAAGCACGGTATTGGTCGCTGCGCAGCACGCTTCGAGGCCGTCTACCGCCAAAAGGATCGATCCTAGAGCGGTATTGGAAGCGGCGCAGCAGGCTTCTAGACCATCAACAGCAAGCAGGATTGAGCCAAGCGTCGTGTTCGCGGTGGCGAGCGCAACATTCGTTGCGGAGATGAGCGCCTCAAGACCATCCACCGACAGAAGGATAGATCCGAGCGTAACATTCGTTGCCGCGCAACACGCCTCAAGTCCATCTACCGACAGCAGGACGTTTCCAAGGACAACATTTGAAGCTGCGCAACACGCCTCAAGACCATCAACCGAGGTGAGGATGGATGACAGCGTGGTGTTCGTCGCCGCGCAACACGCCTCAAGCCCATCGGTATTGCCATCGATCTGAATGAGGATGTCTTCAATAGATGTGAGGCTCGTTCCAGTCGTGCTGGTATTCGTGATGATCTCGTCGAGCTTTACATTCGTCTCTGCGCAACATGCTTCTAGACCATCTACAGCTTCCAGTATGAGCGGAAGCGAGCAATCTCCAACCGTGAACGTCTCTGTAAGTCCGGGAGTTACAATGGCGCCGTTAGCATCAACGTAGTAGACGAGAATGATAGATCCATCAACGGTACTGACAAGAAGCACCTGTGTCAGTTGTCGATAGACACCACCATCAAGACCGCACACTGTTTGCGTGACGGCTTCCCGCGTGGCACCTGAAATCTCAGAGCACTCCACCACATCTCCGACAAACGGCAGTCCGGTCGAAAGATCGGTTACTTGCGTGCTTGACGTAGAGCCGTCACACGAAACAACGGTGATTACGAGAAGCGGCGAGCCATTGTCTGCTCGACAAAACCCTGTGTTGACCACGGCAGAAGCGCAAGTGCCACCACCAACGCTAGTACCGCCGCATCCGCACGTCGGAACCTGAGCCATCATCTACCCCCGTCAGCAGATGTCGGCAAGGATAGCGTACACGCAGCAAGGATCGAATCGCAGGATAGCGAGCTGCTCTGCCAGAACAATAGATTCGTTCGTGCGCCCAGTGAACTGCTGAATGTCAATCGTCTCACCAAGCCGATACTCAACCGGGCCAGTTGAGTACAGCCACGCCTGATTCGCTCCAGCAACAGCGCCACCAGTAGGCGGCTCATTCGGATACGAATCAACAACGATCGTGTGACCGCCGATGCGGTATCGCCCATCCGAGAAATCAACAAGGTTCAGCGACATCAATGAAGCAAGAGCGACAAGCGGAGCGTGAATAACAATGTCGCCACCACCACAGTCGGCAGCAGTAGACAGAAGACCAGCGATGGCCTTGTCAATGCAGGGGGACGCGCCCGGAGTAATGTCAACAGCAGTCGTCTCAAGATCAGGATTCGCAACATCAGGATTCGAGCGGTACAGCTCGTTAGCCAACGCGCCAGACATGCCACGCCGCAGACGAATCTGCGAGATCAACGTCAGCTCAGGAACATCAGGAGCGCCAGAGCAACGCGCACTGCCATACACGAAGAACGGATCGAACTCGACAGGATCGCCCTTGTCAAGAATCGTCTTCTCGTCAGAGTACGTGCAGCCCCAAGTGTTGGCCCCACCACAGTTGGACGTAAAGACGATGCCGCCAGTCCAATCGCCCACTCCCTCCGGGAGCAGCCGGGTTGACCTGAGAAGGCCACCCGGCGTGCTCTCCAAGAGAATAGGGTCGATGTGTCGGTTGGTGACAGTCACCTAACCGTCCCTTCTATCAGCATGCGGGCGGAGTGACGAGAGCGGAAGTGCCACCCGTCGCAGCGCCAGTGAGTTCAAGTGTGAAGCTAGGAACAGCAGGAGCAGTCTTCTCAAGGAACTCGCCGCCCTCAAGGAAATACTGCACAAGGTTCTGACGAGTTAGCGTAGCGTCACGCTCGTAGCCAGCCTCGACCTGAACGCTCTCCCCGCGAGCATACGCGCTCACCGGAACCACGTTGATAGCCCACTCGCCGATAGCGGTGCAAGGGTTGAACGCAACCGTGTTGCCCGGATCAACATACAGACCGGCAGCGGTCGTGTAGTTCGCCTCGGAAGTGCTGTCAGCGTCAAGCGCCTGAACGATCTGGCCAACACCAAGCTCACGAAGCTGGGAAACAATGTCAGCCTCATTCGCCCCGCGAGAGAACCCGCGATTGTGCTCGTCAGCGATCAGTGCAGTCATCAGGCCCGGAGGCAGGATGAGCGCGTAGTCGCTCCAGTCGATGCGCCGGACGTAGCCAGCGATACCCGACAGGTGGCCAAGAACTTCCTGCAGCTCCCAGAGAAGGCCCATGCCAGTGACACCGTAAGTCAACACGGTGCTGGTAGTGCGCAGCTCGTCAAGCAGAGCCTGCTCGGCAAGACGCGCATACTGGATAGCCAGCTTGTTGATGAAATCGTCAACCAGTTCAGGATGCGAGATCTGCTGGTAGATCGACAGCTTGCCGCACGCAACGATCGAGTACGGATCAACCTGCACGTCGTCCTGACAAGTCAAGTCAACACAAGGCTTGTACGTCGAAGGCGTACCGTCAACGATGCTTGCCTGATCTGCGCAAGTCCAGAGCGTCACGCCAGTTGACACGTCGCCAAGGTCGAGATCCTGAATGTACTTGAACGGGCCAGTGACCGGCACGCTACGGAACAGACCGGCTACCGGGCGATCCGTAAGGCCAAGGGAATCGATCTCCTTCTTGGTTTCAAACGGGCCACAGTAACAAGCTGCTGCCGTGAGCGGCTGATTGCCACCACGATCTCCGCCTGCCATGAGCAGCGCATTCTCGATCGAGCTGTTGCGGCTCGACAGAGCCTTGCTCGAATCGTGACGCATGATGGAAGCAAACGACTGCTTCGCTACGCCCTGCTGGGATGCCATGCGGTGAACGCGGCCCCAGTCGTCAGACGACAGCTTGGCGCCCATGGTCATTCCATACGTGTTGCTGGAAGCGACGATGGACAGTTCTGCGGAAGCGCCGTTCTCCACAACGCCATCAGCAGGCTTGGCGCCTGAAAGCGCAGCTGCGATAGCCTCGGGAGCGTGAACCTCGGCAGGAGCTTCGGCGGGAACCTCTGCCGGAACCTCTGCGGGCACCTCTGCAGGAGCCGCTGGCTCTTCGGCGGGAACCTCTGCAGGAGCCGCTGGCTCTTCGGCAGGAGCGGGAAGCTCTGCCTCAAGCTCGGCAAGCGCGCCCTCTGCCTCAATCTTGGAAAGAAGCTCTGCGCGTTCTGCCTTCAGAAGTCGCAGCTCATCAACCTGATCCTTGCCAATCTCGCCAGCCTCGCGGATCTCAGTCGCTCGGACCTTGATCTCAGCAAGTCGCTTCAGGAACTCGTCCACCGAATATCTCCCTCGTACAGTTCGCGGTGCATTTCGCTCGGAGTATATGTTTCATTCACAGTTACGCTTGGATCTCTTCTGCGAGATCTTTTGCGTACAACTGTGACAACATCTCTTCAAGACCGGCAAGACGTGCATTTACCTCATCCAAGCGAGTGACAAATCCACTCATCATATCGTTGTGAGTTTCATTAGCCATCTTTGGCTGGTCCGTGGCAGCGGCATCGGCTGGTTCTTGCGCGGCTGGATCTACTGCTGCTGGATCTACAGTTCCATCCGGCGCCAGATGCGAATCTGCCGTGATGTCCTTTTTGTCACAGCCGCATCCATTGCCGCAACCTTCGCCCGATGCCGTCATTGTCGTACTTCCTTCTGGTTGGGTGTAAAGAGCGATGATGTTTCCGCCAGCGTCTACGAAAGATGTTGCCGGAGATGTTGCGCCAGCCGCGCTGGCGGCTATTCCTACCATTTCGCCACTACGATTTGCAACATCTCCGGCGTTTGCCATTGGATACCCCGGCATGTTCACAAGGCAAGCTCCGGCAAAGTCATATCCCGATCCGGCTTTCCGCCACGATCCGAAGAAGCGCCAGTCACCGCTGACAGCTGAAGCGCGAATACGAGCAATGCTCAACTCGTTTGCGTCTGGCCACATGGCTCCCGAGAACCACAGCCCCTTCTCGTCTTCTCCATACTTCACGCGCATCAGCTGCGTGGACGTATTCTCGTAGAACGCTGGTGGAGCGCCGTGGTCGAGCGGTGCGTGTCCGGCTCCGCCACCGATATTAGCGGTGGCAACAAGCGTTCCCTCTTGCGTCAACGTCTCGCCTTGGTGAGCGTATCCGTAATCTGACGGAGATCCCTTCGGAGCCTTCTGGCATCCGGGCAGTCCCGCGTGGCAGGTGTCCCACAAGGCAACGTATCCGTATACGCGGCCCTCGGGAGTGATTGTGATTCGCCGATCAGTAGGAATAGTTCCCGGATGATCGAACCATGCTTGAGGTGGATTTATAGGAATAGGCATCTTGGCCTGAGTGTACGAATACTACCGTTGTAGATTTCGATCTCCGACCGGAGTGCCTTCAGATCCTCGGAAGTTTGCGCTTGGCATACGCACGGCTCCATCGGGCTGTGTGCCCGCATTGGCTTTTGGAGCTGCTCCCGTGGCGACATCAGTTGTCTCGAACCCGGCGGCTTTCAACGCGCCATCTGCAGACATGGCTCCAGCAGCGAATAGCCTGATTGCTGCATCTGTCCTGTCCGGCTTGACGACTACTTCCTTCGGATCAACGATGATGCGAGGCGTTCCCGCCTTCAGCTGCTCGGCAACTGGGGCAAGGAAGTTCTTTTCCAGCGACTGGGCGAAGATGTCTACCAGCGGCGACAGGTAGTACGACCATGTGTTCTGGTCTACCTTCCATGCAGCCCAGTGGTTCGTCTGTCCCATCCCAGTGACAACTTCGATTGGCAGGTCAATGCCTGATGCGTACCGCTTGCGATATGCCTCCATGCGCTCGGCGTAAGCCTTGGCATCATCCGCTCGCTCCATCATCAGGTGCGTCAGTCCGACAGCGTTCTCTGCCGCGCCGAACATCACGAGCGGAACAACGGCATCCGAAGATTCGCGATGGCTGATCGAGTTGAGCATCGCACCCTGCAGCAGCTGCTCGAACTCTGCTTGTGATCCACGCTCTGGCTCTCCACCATCCAGATCAGGCGTATCGATCATCTCATCGTTTGGGATGTAGAGGATTCCGGCGCCCGCGAGGCGGCTCATGGCAACCGCCGTATCTGCGAGCTGATGCACATACATCGCTTCGAGCAGATCAAGGTTGGCTTTGTGAGCTGACCACGCGCTGTACATATCCGATCTATCTGGGCGCCAGACACGGAAAGCGAACTCGCCTTCTGGGAGAGCAACGAACTTTCCTGCATCATTGCGAATCAGGATCGGCTTGCCCGTCTCAGCCTGATAATCCTTCTTGCCGTAGGTCTTCCACTCTGTCGTGCTGGTCTTCGGATCGTATTTGAACGATACGACTACCTCTCCAACAAGAAAGAGATTCTCCAGCGCGCGGGCTGTCGGCGCTCCGATAAGCTGCCGCGTCAAATCTGCATCGATTCCGCCAGTGCCAACGTCCTCATACT